TTGTGACGTAGATTATTCATCAAGCGATACTAAAGCTGAGTTATTAGAAAAACTAATGGTAGAACCTCATTCTACACCACAAGTTGAAGAAGAGTATAAGTACACAGAACAAGAAATTGATACTACCACATTGCAATCGCCAACTTGGAAAGAGTGTGCGTTTAAACATGGAAAACTTGGCGCACCAAGATGGAATAAAGATAATACAAAAGTATTAGTAAAATATGAGTTAGCAATAGCAGATGGAACTTTAGATCAAGTCAAAGGAGTAAGTGGCATTACTGCTCTGTCTCATAGTGAAGCCATAGCTGAAATGAAAAAGGATGAATGGTCTGGTGAATGAGGATTGGAAAGATTACATCTCTATAATAGCATTTTTATTTATAGTGCTTGGCGGTTTAATACTTATTGGTAGTTGTGATAGTGGTTGGAGTGTAGCTGGTTATGAGGTATGAGTAATGCCAAACCCAAAACGGCAAGGTCGTATCGTGGAACTCTCGTTTCAGACAACGCTATTATTTCTATTAATATCAAGTGGGCTTTACAAGCTCTTGCACTTGTCGCTGGGCTTGTTTATTCGTACTTACAAATTGAAAACAGAATTGGAGAGCTTGAGCGAAGAGTTGAACTTGCTGATACCAACATTGAAGATCTTGTAAGTAAGCACATAGAAGAAGAAGATAAAAAAATAACACAAATGCAAGAGCAATTAGAATGGTATCAACAAGAATTAAACTTAAATCCCTTATCTTGGGGAAAGAAAAAAAGAAGAAAGAAAAAGTGATCTTAACAGAAGATGATTTCAGTCATAATTATTTTATTAACCGAGAGTTGCGTAGAGTACGATGAATCAGAAGCGTTTTCGCTGTATGATATGCAATAATAAATGTTTAAAGCCATATAATGGTTTATGTGAAAAATGTCAAAAAGAAGAAGTAACAGGATATAAAGGAATCGAAGAATAATGGAATTTATGGAAATATATGCAGAAGGTGGCATGATTGCCGTTTGCGGATTTTTACTTGTATATATGATTGTATCAATGCAAAAAAGAATGGGTGAACAGCAGTCTGCTCTTAAAGAACTTGAAATAGAAAACAGAGGTCAAAGTGAAACGATAGAAAACGTAGAATCTATCTTACTTAAACTTTTAACAAGATTAGATAAATCTGATGATCGTTTAGCAATACGTTTTGATAACCTGGTAAAAGAAACTAATGATATGGATAATCAATTATCAGAAATAAAAGGTGTAATTAGCCGTCTTAATGGAAAACACTAATGGATAGCCTAAAAACAAGCAGTTTTAGTTTAGCACATGGAATGATCTACTGGCTGGATGTTATACCAGCAATATTAATGTGCATAATGCTTTGCTTTAATATTTACTACTTATACATAAAAACAAAAAAGATAAAGGAGAAGTAAATGGATTGGATGAACTGGTCTAATTTCGCATACCTAATGATAATAATATTGGGAGCAGTGGGAACAATGGTTGCTACTAAATACCGCATTATTGTTAAAGAAATGAAAGAGGTAGCTCAAAAGTACCATGAAGCAAATAAGGATGGTAAAATAACAAAAGAAGAACAACAGGCAATTGCTAAAGAATGTATGGATGTACTTATGGCAACTGTAAAACTTGTGTGGAAATTCTAATGGCTGAACAATACGATAACAGCGGAGCGTTATTTATTAATGACCGTAAAGAAAAAGATAATCAGCCAGATTATACAGGGAATGTTGTTATTAACGGTGAAAAGAAAAGACTTGCTGGGTGGAAAAAAACTGTAAAGTCTGATCCTTCTAAGACTTTTTTAAGTCTTGCTATATCAGATTACCAGGAAAAACCAGCAGAAAGTTCTGGCGTAAAAGCAACACCAAATCCAATGGATGATGATCTGCCGTTCTAATGAAGTTCGATGACATCATTGATGAGGTCTTAAAATCAGAAGGGGGATCCAGGATAACAAAGGATCCCCTGGATGCTGGTGGTACTACTAAGTATGGTATATCTCAACGTGCTTATCCCAAACTGGATATAGAAAAATTAACAGAACAAGAAGCAAAGAATATATACCACTTAGATTACTGGATCCCATCAAAGGCCAGTAAGGTACCCGCACAGATCCGTGAGATCTATTTTGATATGGTTGTAAACTTTGGGCAAAGATCTGCCGTAAAAGTATTGCAACAGGCTTGTAATGGTAAAAATACTTATGATATAAAGGTAGATGGTTTAATTGGTAATGCAACTATTGGAGCCTGTAAAAACCTGGAGCCAGATAGATTACGTGCTTATAGAGTATTAAAGTTTGCACGAATTGTGATCAAGAAACCAAGCCAGGAACGCTTTTGGTTTGGCTGGTACCGCAGAGCATTGCGTATATAATGGGACATAAAAAATGTCCCACTCCACTGTAAGTTCAACAATATCAGTAAGTAGCTATGCCTCCGGAGCATAAGGTCACAGGTTCGAATCCTGTCGGGCGTACTCGAGGAGAAACTCGTCTATAAAGGCGGGTTTTTTCTTATATATAAGTATGTAAAATAGCTACTATTAGCAGAGATAGTGTCATTTGGAATGTCCCAAAAATGTCCCAATTTCAAGTTGATTAATGTATTTAGATAATCGATCAACATTCACCTTAACGTATTGAGCAGTAACATCATTCGCTTTATGGCCTAATAAACATTTTGTATCCCACCTGGTAATACCTAACTCTTCTAAATGTGTGGCAAAGGAATGTCTAAAAGTATGTAGGTCACCATTTGGCAATATTTCTTTTAGTCTCTCCCTGGATCTACCAGTGCTATTTGGATTCATAATATTAAATATATCCATTTTAGCTAAATCTTTATGTATTGGTATAACAACCTTGCCATCTGTTTTTTCTTGCGATTTAACGATGTATTTACCATCTATATCATCAATTGTTATTGTACAAGCATCCGCTGTTCTTAATCCTGTTGCATATAATACGCTCCACAACAAATGATCTTTTTTCTTTCTTGCTTTTGTAAGTGCTGTATTTATTTCTTGCTTCGTGAACGCTTTACGTGGTCTTACTTTTATTAATGTTGGTTTAATTAATTTAACTAATGGATTTTCTGTAAGGAATCTCATTGCCATCATCCAGTTGCACCAATTAGATAATATCTTTTGATAATGTATAATAGTTTGCGGTGATAGGTTTAGATCTCTGCATTTAGCAAAATACTCTTGCATAAAAAAAGCAGTGAGGTGTTTGTTAGTTATACCAGGGTTTCTATCAACAAATACATTTAAAGTTGATTTTACTTGTTTTGCGTATCGAGGTTTTTTATTGGCCTCAATTTCTGTTAAATATAAGTTTTTAGGTTTTATAATATCAACAGTTGGTACTGATATTCCTTGTTCTCTTAATACAAGCTCTCTATCCCACTTGTCTTGTAATAATTTTGCTACTCTTTTGTCTTTTGTACCAGTTGATTTTTTAATCCTATGTGGTGGCGTACCAGAGGTAAACCACCAATAAGGACTTCCAGATCTTTTATAGATACGGCTCAATGTCTATTCAGCACACCACCTAATATGAGCAGTGCCAGTACCATCTACCCAGTTTACTCTATATTCAACATTTGATTTTATAATTGTACCATTTTTATGAGTATATAATACTGGTATTTCAGCTACAAGCATTGTTGTATTTAATTTAATAGATCTATATGCTTTTATAAAATTATCCATTATGCCAAGCATTTCTTCTTTTTGCTTTTCTGTTCTTAACTGATGAATTTTATGATTTTTATAATCTATCATTTCATCTATTTGTAATAATTCAATTATTTCTGTTTCGGTATACCCTAATTTTTCAGCCATAATTGGAATATAGGCACTGTTTTGAGAGAGGTACCTTACCTTTATACCAGGATTTTTTAATGACCAATTAAATTTTATTTCAAAAGAAAATACAATATCAGAATGTATTCCATCATAAACATTATCATTTTGTTTTACTTGACTCTCTAATAATTTTATCTTTTCTTTTTGTAGCTCGATTGTTTCTCGCTGTGCTATTATCGTGTATTCCACGTTTTCCTCGCTTTCTGTTTCTGTGCCACTTCCCTTTAGATGCCCTTCAAATTTTTGTCTTTGTATATCATAATGTTTACAATACCAGTTTATATAACTAATAGGTATCACTTTTCTTGATTTGGCAACCGCCAAAGACTTGCGGTCTA